TGCTATCATTAGGTAAGAAAATAAATGTTATGTGGAGTGGTGGTATAGATAGCACTTATATACTGTTCTTGCTTCGTCATTTTGCTAATGACCCTGAACAGATTAGAGTATATGGCACATACAACTCGATTATTGAATCTGGTAATATGTTCGACAGAAGAATTAAACACGAGTTTGATTGCTTTATACAAAAACCTACAATCAATGAATTCAACTACCAGATAGATGATGATTCAATTTTTGTGAGTGGTATGTGTGGAAATCAGCTGTTTGGTCCAACAGATAACTTTTTCGCTACTGGCAACACTGCTATGTTTCATCATACACTGGGTACTCCAGAAACCATATATGAACCGTATGAGAAACACATAAATACAGAGTTACTAGAATTTTTAGATCCAATCATAAAGACATCACCTAAGAAAATAGAAACAGTTAACGATCTAAGATGGTACTGTATTTTCAACTTAGACTGGTATACTGCAATTTATGAACATAAAACTCAAGTACCCCCACAGGTGGCTTCTAGAGTTCATGGGTTTTTCAATTCTACAAAATTTCAAGAATGGGCTATCAATACGAAAGAACCTTTCACGAAAATTAAAGGTGATCCGAATACACATAGATGGCAAATGCGTCAGGTACTAGATGAGATGTTTGGTGAAACCCACTACGCTAAAAATAAAGAAAAACGTATTTCTTCTTTCTTAGCTACTGATCCAACATGGTTATTTTTACTTGATGGATACAAAAATATATACGCACAACCCCCACAAAATTGAGGTAAATAATGGCAACGTTTGAAATTAAAGCATGGAACCCAGTCAATCAAGAAGAAAGAGTCATGATATATGATAGTTCTCTTAGCACTCTAAAGTGGCAAGATGGAACCCATATTCTAAATGGCACGATAACTTCTCCACCAGTCGCTGAGCCCGCAAAGATAGAACACTCTAAAAAAGATCTAAAGACAATTAAAGTCCAGCTCGGTCTTTCTTGTAATTTTGAGTGTGATTATTGCTCACAACGTTTTGTCCCACATGCAGATTCTACTAATCCAGATGACGTTCTACCATTCGTAGAAAATATGTCTACTTGGTATCAAGGCGGCGATGATGGTCAGGGACTAGGTACACATTTTGAATTCTGGGGTGGCGAGCCTTTCGTTTATTGGAAAACGATGAAACCATTAGTAGAGGCTATTGTAGAAAAGTATCCAAACTCAACTCGCTCAGTTATCACTAACGGTAGTTTGTTGGATATGGATAAGATTGAGTGGCTAGACAAACACGGCTTCTGGATTGGTTTTTCCCACGATGGTCCAGGTCAACACGTTCGTGGACCAGATCCCCTAGAAGATGCAAAATCTAAAGAAGCTATTCTTCATGCATTTAAGATTCTCGCGCCTCAAAATAAGTTCTCATTCAATGCAATGATTAACAATAAGAACGTTAGTCGCGCTGACATTGAAAGATATTTTGTCAACTTCATTCGAGACAATGTTGGGGAAGACTGGATCCAGTACGTGACTATTGGCGAAGGTGGTTTCGTAGACGCATACGACGAAGGTGGTATGACAAACTCTCTTCAAGATGAAGAAGAGGAAATCAAATTTAGAAACTTAGCATATAATGAACTTAGAGAAACTAAGGTTACTCGTTTCATGGCTATTGGTGATAAAGTTAAAGGTTTCTTGAACGGTATCTATTCTGGGAGAAGGATCGAATCACTACCACAGAAGTGTGGTATGGATAAGTCTGGTTCTATGGCAGTAGACTTAAATGGAAACGTACTAACCTGCCAGAACGTGAGTGCTGTTTCTAACAACCCAGCTGGTGTTTCGCATAAAATTGGCCATGTTTCTGATCTAGATGCTGTAAGATTAGATACTTCTACGCACTGGAAAGATAGAGAAGAATGCCCTAAGTGTCCAGTTATCCATATCTGTAAAGGCGCTTGTATGTTCCTTTCTGGAGATCTCTGGGAGGCTTCTTGCAATAACGCATACAGCGATAACATTGTAGTGTTTGCGACAGCGATTGAAACAGCCACTGGATTCGTCCCTATGTACATCGATGGTCCTCTGAGACAGGACAGAAAAGACATTTTCTGGTGGGTTAACGGGAAACCTGAAAAGACTAGAAAAGCTAAAAAGATAATTCCTATCCTTGCAGTTTAATTGCAAATTCCATCCTTTATAAATAAGATGATAAGAATCATTTTAGGATTAAACGATGGCGACAATTAGCAATCTTTTCGTAGACGCTGGTGCTAACTACAGTAATATCATCACTGTTGCTGCTACGAATGGGCAAGCGCTAAATTTAACAGGATATACGGCTAAGTCTCAAATGAGAAAGTCGTATAGCTCATCTGTAGCCTATAACTTCACCGCATCTATCTACGATGCAGCGAACGGAAAAGTTCGCCTCCAACTTGATTCAGACCAATCATCAGCTATTCCTGCGGGACGCTGGTTATATGACGTAGAAATCACATCACCATCTGGCACAAAAACTAGAGTGGTCGAGGGTATCGTAACTGTTAACCCACAAATAACACAGATTTAAACAATGACAGATACAATAGCTATTGTAACTCCAGATGAAGCACTTCAGGTAGCAGTCTCTGAGGGTGTTCTTACACTTTCTTCATCAAACGTGGCCAACCCTTCTGTAGTTGAATCAATATCGAATATCGCAGATGTTGATGCTACAAATAGGATTGACGGGTCTATTTTGGTATACAAAACAATAACAAACAAGTGGACATCCACAACCACCTTAGATGCACAAGACATGGAAGGTGGAGAATTTTAATGGAGAAATAAAAGATGGCATCAATTATTAGAATTAAACGTTCTTCAGTATCAGGGAACCCAAGTACCCTTGGTGCTGGAGAACTAGCCTACTCAGCATTAGCAGATAACGGTTCCAACGGTGGTGATCGTTTATACATTGGTATGGGCTCAGAGACTGCAGGAAATGCTGCTTCTCACGTAGTTATCGGTGGTAAGTTCTTTACCGACATGGTAACTGCAGCGACCAATCTAAACACTGCATCTACTCTAGTTAAGAGAGATGCTTCTGGTAACTTTACTGCTGGTACAATCACTGCAGATTTAACTGGTAATGCGGCTACATCAACTAAATTAGCAACTGCTCGTACTATCGCTTTAACTGGTGATGCTACTGCTTCTGGTTCGTTTGATGGATCTGCTAATTATAGCCAAGCTATCACATTAGCAACTGTTAACAGTAATACTGGTCAATTCGGTTCTGCCACTGCAATCCCTATTATCACAGTAAATGGTAAGGGTTTAATCACTGCAGTTTCTACTGCTAATATCGCAACAACACTAAACATTACTGGCGACACTGGCACTGATGGTATCTCTCTTTTAAGCGAGACACTTGGTTTTGTTGGTGGTACTGGTATCACTTCTACTGTTACTGCAAATACAGTAACTTTCGACATTGACTCCACAGTCGCTACATTAACTGGTTCTCAGACTTTAACTAATAAGTCTATTAGTGGTTCTTCTAATACACTATCTAACATCGGAAATTCTTCTCTTGTTAATAGTTCTGTAACATTTGGTACAACTACAGTTGCTCTTGGTAGTTCTTCTACTACTATCGCAGGTCTTACTCAAGTAGACGTTGGTAATATCCGTGTTACTGGTAACACAATTTCTTCTACAGATACAAACGGTAATATTGTTCTAGACCCTAATGGTACTGGTACAGTTAACGTTTCTGCTTCTCGTATCACTAACGTAGCAGAACCTGTATCAGACTCTGATGCTGCTACAAAATACTATGTTGACGCTGCTCGTTCTGGTTTAGATGTTAAACAATCAGTTCGTGTTGCTACTACAGGTGACATTACATTAAGTAATACACAAAATATTGATGGTATTGATCTTTCTGTTGGAGACCGAGTTCTTGTTAAAGACCAAAGCACTGGTTCTCAGAATGGTATCTATGTAGTTGCTGACGGCGCATGGACTCGTGCCACAGACTTTGATGCGCCGAATGAAGTTACATCTGGTGTATTTACTTTCGTTGAACAAGGTACTGTTAACAGTGACTGTGGTTTTGTACTAACAACTGATGGTACAGTAACTGTTGGTTCTACTGCTTTAACGTTCACATTATTCTCAGCGTCTGGTACACTAATTGCTGGTAATGGTCTTTCTAAAAATGGTTACACACTAGAAGTTAATGTAGCATCTTCAGGTGGTTTGGAAATCACTTCTGATAACCTACAATTAAAATCTACTGTCGCTGGTGATGGTTTAACACTAACATCTGGTGTACTCGCTGTTGTTGGTACATCAAACAGAATCACTGTTAATGCAGATAGCATTGACATTGCATCAACATATGTGGGTCAATCATCTATAACTACATTAGGTACTATCGGTACTGGTGTTTGGCAAGGTACTATCATTGGACCAACTTATGGTGGTACTGGTGTTAATAACGGTTCTAAGACAATTACTCTTGGCGGTAACCTTACTACTGCTGGTGCGTATGCTACTACACTAACAGTAACTGATGTAACTAGTGTTACATTACCTACTACTGGTACATTAGCAACATTAGCTGGTACTGAAGCACTAAGCAATAAGACAATCACATCTTCTTCATTCGCTGGTTCAGTAGCTGCTACAACTCTTTCTGCTTCTGGATTAGTAACATTTACCAATACAACAGACGCTGGTCCTCTTGGAACTGCTGCTGTTGTTCTGTCTGGTGGTCTATCTGTAGCGAAGAAAGTTTATGTTGGTACAGACATTATTGGCTCTGGTGCTTCTAGTTCTAATCTTGATGGATTCAATATTGACGGTGGCACATATTAAGACTAAATAAACTTAGTCCGCTGGGGTTTTTACCCCAGCTTTAACCTTTTTAGGAAGATGAATGAGTAATAAAATTATACTCAAGAAATCATCAGTTGGATCAAAAGTACCAACTACTGATGATTTAGTATACGGTGAGTTAGCATTAAACTATGCTGATGGTAAACTGTATTTCACAGATTCTTCCAATACAATTCAACATCTCGGGTCAAGTTCATCAACTCAGACTCTGACGAACAAAACAATCTCATCTCCTGTACTATCAGGAACCTTAACCATTAACAATAGTGTTGGTAACTCTGGGCAAGTTTTAATGTCCACAGGATCTGGCATTCAATGGTCTAATCCAAATGCTGGTCAGTTATCAACTCTATCTGACGTCTATCTAGCAACCCCAAAAACACTACAGGTTCTTACATACAACGGCACACAATGGGTCAATGGTGACTCTAGTGCTGTT